AAGATTGCAATCTTAGTCAAAGTAACTCTCCAAGCCACCTTTGCGTTTTACATCTAATGTATTACAGTGAAAGCCGCCGCTCATACTACGAGCTTGACGTGCAGGACACGCTACACTTTCAATGCCATACTTGTCTAATATACGCATTAGTGGTTCTTGGTCTTTGTCAATTACTACACAATTTTCATTAATGCTTAACAAGTTCATACCAATCCACGGACTGCAAGGACTTACACCGTTTGGTAAATTGGCATTTGGTGCAACAAGATCTTCCATACCTACAAAAATCTTATCCCATGATTCGAATATCTTTGGATAATGATCTGGTGTACAACGTTCTGCATTAAACATAACTAATCCAGGGCGTAAAGGAATAACTGTGCTATCAAAGTGCGCAAAGAAGTAAAAGTCTTCTGCTAGGTGTAACTTATATCCTCTTGGCTCTACAATAGTCTTTAACCATTCGTATCCTAATAACGATCCTGTGTTACTTACTTGATATAATAAGTCCTTGCCAAGTCTTACAATGTTTGGAGCCTCCCATACAATTTCATTGTTCTTTACTGTAGGAACACTTAGGTCTTCAAATTGATATAGATCGTCTTTAAGAATAGGAGCAGGACTTTTGATCCATTGTACGCCTTCTTTCATTTGCTGATATAAGTAGTCGTAATATACACGAGTTTCGTATTGTCTTGCCCGCATAGGACTACTACATTCGATAATCATATTATCAAGTGGCAACAATAAATCTCTTGGACAAAAACTATACCATCCTGTTGTTGTCCAGTCAGGCGAACTAAATTCTACACTGTGATCTGTAGGAGTAGGACGATGCACTTTAATACCTAACTTAGTTAGTGTATCAGATAAAATTTCTAAATCTTCTTCTGCTTCTTCCATGATTTGTTTATCATGTGGACCTTCTAATCCCTTTAGTTCTTCTTCACTGTAGGTTGCGTACGAAAAACTACGAACACTAGGGTCCATAGTAGGAAGCACTGCGCCTTTGGCAGTGCCTACAAAGATTTCTTCTAACGGATCCCAGTCATTGTTTGATTGTACTGCCATCTAAAACTCCCTTATTTAAATAATTATGAAAACTAAGCCTATTAGTATTACTGCCACGATTATAATCAATCCATTCATCGCCGCCTATACCAAAAAGAACAGTTGCACTAGGCTTAGTGTTTGTAATTTTACAAAACTTTATTTGTGTTGTTCTATATTTGTTTACTATATAATCCGAACTAAAATTATTAATCAATTCTAATCCTAGTATTGCTCCAAGTCTATTTTGATAATTTGCCTTTTCATAAACAAACAAAGTATCATCGTCATCTTCTTTTGTTAACCGCATACCAATACGTGCGTGTGCTACTGGAAATGTTTTACTTAAACTAAATGTAATATCAGTTATACACTTATGATTAAAATCAAAATCTAGTTCCGAACTTATTGTATAGTATGCACAATCTATTAGTACAGGTATGTTTAATGCACTACAATTATGTAAGATAAAATCCATTTGTTCGTGTTTGTTACCTGTATCAGCAAACGGATAACTTATAATTACAGCATCATTGCCATCTAACTTTCCGTCTTCAATATAGTCCCAATTTAATTTACTATTTCGCCAAGCTAACTGATGATACAAATATTCTGATTTAAAAATCCTAAATCTTCTATTAAGATTTTTCATATAAAATTTATCAAATGCTTCGCTTGTACCATGTGAATACACAGCATATTTAAAATTATCTAATCCTGTTGTATTGTGAGGATGTTGTTTAATCCAATCTAAATATGTTTGACAAAACTCTTTATTAATATCAATATTAGAAAATTGATCTAAGCTGATATTCTGCATGGCATTTAATACATTGGCATCATTTACTGCGGCTGAGTGACCAAACGGTAAATGCTTATTGTCATATTGATACTTACTCATTATCTAACCACGTAATTTGCATAACTATAAAATCTGTAAAACTAAAATTACTAACTCCGTGCCATGTATATGCACTCCAACTATATATATCACCTACACTCCATTGTGTGTTAGCCTCTTGGTCAATTTGCATTACTTGACCTTTATCCCAAGGCGTAAGCATAACAACAGTTCTGTTTATATTTTCTGCTTGCTGTTCTGTAATATTATTATACCGTACAAAGGTAGAATAGCTATCGTAATGCATCCAAAGATTATATCCTGGAGTTAGCTTTAAAAAGTTATAATGATGGATTTTATTTTCAAACGGTGTTAGATACCTTTTTAATTCATCGTCGATTTTAGGATTAAGCGCCATATAATGCTTAGAACATTCCTTTGGCATACCGAGCTTACGATATTGATCTTCTAACGCTAATTTTTTAGTTGTAGCAAAGTTATCCCATATATCAGTATGCGGAACTTCATCTATCATATATGTTTCTAACCATTCAAACTGATCTGTGTTCATTTGCTAGTCCTTTAACTATTTCTTTGTTATGCCATAAAATAGGCTGCATTGACTTTAATATAGACTCAAGTGTATTGTAATCTAGCGAATTAATGTAATCTAAAGTTTTAAATATTTTTTTTAAACGTTGTTCATGATCAATTTCGTCATCATAGCTTTCGTCCCAAAATTTTTCAAATGTCTTAAACCCTTTACTTTTTAATAACTTTAATGTGTTAGGTGGTCCAACAATAACAAACGGTGTTGAATTCCATATAGGTATTATAATTTTTTCACTAAAATAACTAGTAGGATCTAAAAAACCTGATTCACATACTACTGCACAAAATACATCAGTAAACATCTCACGCTTAATTTAATTAGGAACAAGGCTTACACTAGGAATTTCTAATCTGTCAGTTATCTTTCCGTATACAGTTGAAGGATTACATTTTATTGTGTCTATTTGTAAGGGAGACATTTCGTCTAATTTCTTTTGTCCTGTAATTATTGATTTTCTTAATTTAGTATCCCAATTATTAATATTAAACCATATTGCATTTTTAAAATTCTTAGGTGACATTTTATAGTGCCAACTAATTTTAGAATCAAAATTTATTAAGTACGAAGCAATTATATGCCTATATGGTTCATATCGCCAGTTAGTATTAATAAATTTATATTTTAATTTATTTTTTCTAAAAGTTCCTTGATTTCTTGTTATTTTAATAATTCTATCTTGTGTATCAATATCGTAATATTTGAATTTTATATTAGTATATCTTGATGAAAACTTTTCTAAATTTAATTCTGGGGAGCATACTGTTACATTAGTCAGTTTATTATTTTCAATTAAATCCTGTACACTATCTAATTGAAATGATCTTGACCCATTTGAAAATTTTCCTTTTAATAATCCTTCGTTATTTTCTAACAATATTAAATCTTGCTTGAGATTATTTCTATTTAATTTAGTTCGTGATCCTGTATATTTAAGAATATTTTCAGTTAGATAAACAGTTAGTCCTACCTTATTAAGCAAATCAATAGTATCATTATTGTAACGAATACTATCCATTTGAGGACACTCAAGTGTATCGTTAAATATCATAAATGGCGTTTCGTTGTGATCTAGTATTGTTAAATAATCCTTAAAAGATTGTATCGGCGAAGTATAAAATGACGGATCACTATATTTAAAATCTTTATCACTTATGCCTTCTTCTAACAAGTATTCTATATTATTAACATCAATTATTTTATAACTTGAAATATGTTCTAATAATAACGGGCCATTATACATCTACAACTCCAGTAACTTGTATAGTGTATCTATTTTTATTTCCAACATTAACTGCACTATGTAAGGTTGTTCCTGACCATCCTACTATGTCGCCAGCTTTCCAATTAGAATAAACTGTACTACCTACTGTTAAAAGATGACCTTGTTCCCAATCTTCAGCAAATATTACGTAACGCTTTATAAGATTTAAGTCTAAAACATTGTGCGCTTTTGAATAGTATCCGTATTTGTCTTGATGTGGTGGCAGATAGTGCCCAGGTGTTAGGCAATGAAAACATACTCCTATATGTTCTAGGTCTACAAAATGTTTTGATACAGTATCAATTATGTGTGTTTCGTCCTTAATAGGGCATATGCCAATTGTAGTATTATCGATATTATGTCCTATGCGTTTCCAAGCAGAGAGCTGCTCTTTATCTCTAAAATACTCTTGGGTATACGATAAAGTTTTATAGTAATTAGACCAAAAAGGACGAATCGATTTCTTCATATTAATATTTATATACGCACTTAACGAATAAATATTAATATGATTACGCGAACTAAACATATTGTAGATCTTGCTCTCATAGAAGAAGCAGCACAATCATTCAAAACTAATGATTTTAAAACTACACTAAACGAGCCATCTGGATCATTCTTCTATGACGGATGGAGAATTAAGGAAGAGTATAAAAATACAATATGGGAAAAACTGCTTACTACACTTGCTGTTAGTAATCACGGCGAAGCAAGAGTGATAAAGTTAGACATAGAACGTTGTTACACTGCACACGCTGATATAGATGATAGGTGGCATTTATCATTAGATCGAGGAAAGCACTTCTTAGTAGATTTAGATACTTTAGAGTTACATTCTACTAAATTAGGATATTGGTATAATATGGATACTAGTATTTTGCATAGTGCTGTAAACTTTGGCGATAATCCTCGTTATCAATTAGTTGTTAGACAACTGTTAAATAATGCTAAAATTTTAGATAGTAGTAAGGTACAAATTATAGTCAAAGGCGAACATAGTAGATATAAATTTGATAGTACATTAAGTCCTTGGCTTAATAGAGCTAACAAGAATAGTAGATTAAATTCATTTACAGTTAATGACAATGTTGTAGAGTTTAACATACCAACAGACGATATCGAAATATTGCAGCAGGTTGTGCCTAAAGAATTCGAGTTTACACATGTCAGAAACTAATTTAAAACCATTCTTTAAATTTGCAAACGGATATGCGTGTCAAGCTACTCCGTTGTATGATGGTAGCTATGATAATACCGTTTTTGTAATGTCTTACAAAGACCAATACTGGTTTGATTTAGAAGTTAGAGGAATTAAATTACTAGAAGGCAAATCTTATTCTCCCGAAATAATAGATGTTGACCCTGTACAAAAGAAAATAACATTTAAATGGTATGATACTAATTTAAATCATATGTTGCATTATAACAAACCTTTACCTAAAGATTGGATTATTCAAATAAAAGAAATATTAGAAGATTTAGAAAACTCAAATATTTTTAAACTAAACATCTATCCGCACACCTTTTATTTAAAAAATGATAAAGTATGTGTAATGGATTTATACGCTTGTCTATTAATTGAAGATAAGATTACTAGCGAAGTATTAGAAGGCGTAATAAACAATAAAAGTAGGTTTCCTATAAAAGACAATATACTTGATATTAAATATGCATACGACTATACAATAACAAACAACATAGGCGAATGGCCAGGAGATTTTTTAAATGCTTAACTTTATCGGAAATTGTAATAATATTATTTGTTGGAACGATGTTATTAAAAGTGTAGACCAAGCAACTCCTGCATATGTCGGGCCGCGACACGATGTCGGACACGAAGTAGAAGGCGTTGACGAAGTTGCAAAACCAATTAGAGATGCTGGATATAAATTCAAAGCCGAAGGTGGTAATGCTAGTTGGGAAATGCATTTTCCAGGTAAACAATTTTCAGCTGATGTAGTTGACACGTTTATGGAGTTTGTCGGAATGGACAGTTATATAAACTGCTGGATTAGTAAAATATATCCTGGTGATGTTGCTCCATGGCACTGGGACATAACCGACGACGAAAACACATTAAATGCAAAAGGTGATTTAAAACGATTTCATTGTCATATAGATATTCCTAGGCCTGGGCATATCTTTATCATTGATAGTACTTGTTTATACAACGAACAACAAGGAAATGTATATCAATGGCCAGATAGAAAGAGTTGGCACGCTGGTGCAAATGCAGGACTAACGCCAAAGTATCTATTTAACATCTGGGGGTAAAATGAAAATTATCTTAACAGGAGCATCAAACAATATTGGTAATATGTTATTAACGCATTATAGTTCACTGTATGATGTTATACCTATAAGTAGAAAGCACAACTGGGATTTATCAATAGAAGCAAAACAACAAGAATTAGTTGAGTTAACTAAAACAGCAGATGTGTTATTAAATGTCGGTCACTTAAATTTCTTTCAAGGAATTTTATTAGAAAAAAGTAATGCAAAAATTAATATAAGTTTTAGTAGTTTACTTACAAAATTTAATTGGAGCATAATTAAGAATTTTGATAGCCCTACTTATTTGGCTGAAAAGTTATTCTTAGAACATGTACACAACGAATTAAAAAATAGTGCATTAATTAGGATTTCTAAATACGGAAAAGGAGGTATACCTAGTATACTTGACGAACAACTAATTAGTGCAATTGACGATGTAATTGAAGGTAGAAGTATACTGCCTACATGTATTGATATTAGTAATGGGGCAGGTGCTCTATCTCAAGTGCTTTCTTAAACGATTCTGAAAATTTACAATCAATACGTAGACCGTACTCTACTTCTGTACTATTTTCGCCGCCATGCCAATCTTGATCATTCCAAAACGCTGCATTACAATTTAGATAATGCTTGTTTTCGCTTTCAGGATCCCATATATAGAATCCACGTTTAGTACGATAACGTATGTGTATAAATTCATTGTTATGCGGACTGTATTGCTTATCATCATGTACGCCATTGTTTGCATCTAAATCTCTATGTTCAAATGCTCTACCATTGTGATCACAATGAAAAAATATAACTCTACCTATACGATCAATGATTCCGTCTGTTTGTAATCCTTCAACCCAATCAACTACTCCTGGGAAGAACTTTGACTCTTCTGTTTTTTGACGTTCTGCATTACGTTCATTCCAATCGCCTTCATTCCATAAGAAGTAATAAACGTAAGGATCGTCTGCACCTAGTGTAGTTTTAAGATAACGAGTAAAAATGTTACGTTGTTTATAATCACCAAAGTCTGTTGGTAGTATTTTATTACCTTCTACTTTAATACGATGATCTTCTGGCAGTGCCTGATAATCATTCCACGCCTGATAGATTGGCTTCCAGTTCATAATATAACTAGAATCTTTCCATTCAAAGCCAGGTGCCATCCACGTACCTTCTTTGGCGTAATCTCTAGCGCAAGCGAATCCCCTTGCTATTTCAGGATGCAAGAGTTTAAACTTGCTCACAGGCAAGTATGGATCTAAGTTAATATAGGGCTTTCCGCCAATTCCTCGTATCATGTAAGTACTTATCAGGTAAGTACAAGTATGAAAGACAATTACGAGTATTATTATAATAATGTACCTGGGAAAGGACTGTGTAGAAATAATCTTATCTACACAAGCCTTATTAGTAAAGATCGAAAAACATTTTGTCAATGGTATTACAATGATACTGACTATCATAAAGGTCACAATCAAGTAGTTGATCCTGCATTAATGGAGGAAAAGTTTAACAGAGAAGTCGAAGGCTTAGTGTATATGGACGATCAAGGGTTTAGTGATCTAATACCTGAATTTGATATTGACTTTAACGAAAAGAAAATATACCTAAAAATTGACGGTCCTGATATGTGGGAACTAGCAGGCTGTACAGGAACAGACTACAGTGCTGTAGTACCTGACTGGGACAAACAAATGTTAAACATTCTTCAAGCACACTATGATATAGGACTATACAAATATAGTTTACATCCTAGCAGTTATTTTGTTGTTGACGGACAATTAAAAAGTATGAATTATTTTTTTACATACTTTGAGGATGAACCATATATTTCTTTAAGAAGTGTAATGAGTCATATAAGCGAAGAAAGACAAGCAGATTTATTTCCTAAAATGACTGCTGCTGGTATTGATGTTGATCAACCAACACCTCACAATGAAATACAACTTCTTGCATTTGAAAGTTTTAGAACAAACTTTAGAGATGATGTAATGGAGGCTGCTAAACAAATCTATGTATAATTTAGTAGAGTGGTCACCGGAACTTGATTTAACTGATTTTTATAACGAAGCATCTCGTAGAGGGTTCGTTAATAATTCTAGTCAAAAAGCAATGATTGATTGTTTTAATAATGAACAAGAATGGATGGTGTGGATACTCTACGAAAACAACCGTGCCATAGGTAGTGTAGCAGCACATTCGTTTAACGATGTTATGCCTGAAGGATATCGCATACTTACTCGTGTGTGTACGTTTGCCGAAGCTCGCAAAGATAAAGGACTAATTACTCCTAAACGTCTTATAGCAGAACATCAAAATCTAACAGATCAGTTTTTACTACCCAAATGTATCGAATGGGTTGCAGGACGTGGTCGCATGTTTGCTACATCAAATGCCAGTAAAGAAGCAAGTCAACGACTAGTACACAGTTATTATTTTCCTACACTTGCTAAATTAGGTATTGTTGAAAAAATCAAAGATGTGCATTATAGACACACTGATCAAACTGTATGGGAAATACACGCTGACAAATTCTTTGAAAATTTAGAAAAGTACGAACGATGGCATTAGAAGTTAATAAGGATTGGTCGCGTATAGGTATTAGTTTAAGTGGCGGTGCAGATAGTGCATTGCTTGCATATCTAATACTTAAAGAAACTGATGCTGACATTTATTTTACTACGCAAGTACGTATGTGGAAGACTCGCCCTTGGCAGCGTTATGTTGCACAAGGCGTAGTTGCATGGTTTCGCAATCACTTTACTAATCATATAGAGCACATCGAAGGGTTTATTCCTCCAGAACTCGAGGAACCTGTAAGCCCTCTTATTACAGACGAGTATGGTGCAGAAAAACCCGGTAATAGAATTATACTTAGAGCACACAATGAATTTATAATTCACACGCATAAATTAGATGCTTGGTTTGCTGCTGTTACTAAAAATCCAGAAGATGTTCCCGGCGGTCTACCCGAACGCAACAAAGGAGTATTACCGTTACATATGAAACATATGGGTATTGACATTTGTCATCCTTTCGTGTATACTACTAAAGACTGGATCGTAAAACAATATTACGAAAACAATATAGAAGACTTATTAAATATTACTCGCAGTTGCGAAGGCGAGTTTGAACATATAACTTATCAAACATATACTCCAGGACAATATGTTCCTATATGCAGAGAATGTTTTTGGTGTAAAGAAAGAGAATGGGCAATTGAACAAATCAAATAGTTGTACATTTTGTATGCATCCATTTACTGGATTAGCTACTAGAGAAGACGGCGCTGTCAAAGTATGTTGCCGCAGCCAGCCTATTGGGTTTATTCAAAACGAAACTCTAGAAGAAATATGGAATGGCGACAACATGAAGGAAGTTCGTCGTCAAGTATTGAACAACGAGCGACCAGATGTATGCAAACCGTGCTTTGACCTTGAAGATCAGGGTGTACAGAGCTTACGACAGCGTCATACAGCAGGGGTAATACCAGAAGCTAGGGTCAACTTATACCCTGATGCATTAGACGCTTTAGACGACGATTATAACATGCCGTTTGAACTTCCTACAATGGAGATCAAACTTAACAACTTGTGCAACTTAAAGTGCCGTATGTGCAATCCACTAGACAGCACTAGCTGGAAGGACTGGAACGAAGTGAAACCATTCTACGAAAAGGAAAATAATATTCTTATTCCTATTGTAGACACACTTACTACTAAGCCAGGACAATATATTGGTCCGTTTGATAACTCAGACAACTGGTGGACAAGTTTTGAAAAACTACTGCCGCACTTTAGACGTGTAGAGTTTGCAGGTGGCGAGCCATTAATGGATCCGTATCACTACAAGATACTTGATAAACTTGCACCTTACGGAGATAACATAGAGCTAAAGTACGCTACAAACGGTACTACGCTAGGTATTAAAGGCGGAAGAACAATACACGACTATTGGCCTAAGTTTAAATCAATCGCGGTAAATGTAAGTATAGACGGTTTACATGATGTATACGAGTACATTAGAGGCAATGGTAAGTTTAGCGAAATAGAAGAAAACATAAAAGTATTCAAAGCATTTCCTAATGTAAGTCGTGTTGTTGGTGCGTTTACTGTACAAGCAAATAACATCTTGCAAATTTGTGATGTAATTGATTACTTCTTAAATGACTTAGGCATTGTATTTTATTCACATCGTGTAAACTATCCTATGGCACTAAGTGCGCAAACACTACCGCCTGAACTAAAAGCAAAGGTTGTTAGTGATTTAGAAGATATGAAAATTAAAATTCTTGACTATGCTGTTATACAAGAAAACGAATTGCTTAAAACTGTAACACTGCAACAGATACAAGATAATATTAACTTCTTAACTGCAAAATGTATGCACGATACACACTGGCAAGATTGTATAAATTTTAATCTTGCATTAGATAAAACACGTAATCAAGACTTCCTTACAGTAAATCCGGAATTTAAACAGTATGTATAAAGTTACGTCAAAATGGCCACATCAAGATTCAATTAAGGTAGAATGGAATTTAGGAAAACGCTGTAACTTAGATTGTGCATACTGTCCAGCAGCTATCCATGATAACTATAGTCCGCATACTAATATTAAAGTATTATTAGATACTGTAGATGCGCTTGCTGAATTAGATAAGCCTGTTAGAGTAAGTTTTACAGGTGGCGAACCATGTATACATCCAGACTTTGAAGAATTAATTAAACATGCAAGACAAAGATTAGATTGGATTAATGTAACTACTAACGGTTTGCGTAAAGCAGAATGGTATGCAGAAGCACCTGTAGATCACTATGTGTTTAGTTTGCATTTTGATAACGAACATTGGGAACGTGCAATGGATAATATTATGTTTTTTGCACAACACAATGAAAATATGGATAGAATACCATTTCAAGTAAATGTTATGGCACATCATCAACATATGGATCGTGTACGGTTGGCTGTTGCACGATTTCACGGTCATAATATTCCATATGTAATTAGACGTATACGATGGACTGAAGCAGAAGACCGTGATTGGTTTGATGATATGCGTTATGATACAAAAGACTTAGATTGGATATTAAAGACTAATGCTACTGCGTTACCTAACTGTGTTATTGACGAACACGAATTAAAACATGCCAACGACATTATTAAAGAAAAACTTAATGGATACGAAGGGTGGCGGTGTGCTGCTGGTATAGAAAGTTTAATGATTAATTGGGATGGAGAAGTACATCGAGCTACATGCAGAGTTGGTAGGAGCTTAGGTAATATTTACGATGGTAGTTTCGAAGCACCCGAAGAATGGATTACATGCACACGTAAATGGTGTACATGCGCTGCTGATATTCCTTTAACTAAAGTTTCCACTTAGTCATTAACATTTCAGGTTGACACCAACATTTGTTTTTTGTACATACAGTTGGCACAAGCTCTGGATTAAATGTTTCAGTAAAGTCTTTATCGTATAAATTATAGAATTTTTCTTCACCGTATAACAAGTTACCACAAGTACCTGTAATTGTTCCGTCTTTTTGAATATTAATATTTTCAATACCTATATTACACATCCAGCCTTCGAATTCGTTCAAGTCATTTACAGAAAAGAAATTTCTATTAACTTTTTCTTTAGATCCATCATCATATGTAACTTTAGTCTTACCTTTAAGAATGTTTTCGTGCTCGTCTTTGAAAACTCTCCATATTGGGGGTCTACGTTTAGTATGATCCTTAAAAATATCTCGTTGATTTCCAGTATATTGGGGAGGATGAACTTCCATTGCAGAAATAAACCACGAATGCTTGCTACGTTGTTTCATTATTTCAATTGCTTCAACACATTCTTCGTATGCCGTAGGATCTATCAAAACTAGTGCATTAATAGGAATACCTTTACTGTATACTAAGTCTAATACATCAATGTATTGATTAATGTCTGTTACTTCTTTATGATGATAACTAAACAATACTTTATCAAATGCTGTTACATTCTTTTCCCACCATCGTAGTGTTCGGCTGGCGTTTGAGCTAACAGTTATTTTAACATTATAATTAGCTTTTAGTTCTCTAGCAAATTTTGCAACATCTGGCCATAATGTTGGTTCACCGCCTAATAAATTAACTTCAAATTTATTTCTTCCGTTACTAACATAAAAGTCTAATAAATGCTTAAAGTTTTTAACTAACTCGTTATAGTCGTTGTGCCAACGAGTATCACCGCCATTTGCATACGGGCCACAGTACCAACATTTGTAGTTACAATAATTACCAATCATAAACTCTATTCTAAGTCTATTTTTTGACTCCATTGTATCTATTCTAATTATTTCTTTCAAAGTAAATGTCCTAATTCTGGAAAAAAGTTTGCTGCACACAAACCTCTAATGTTATCTAGTTTGTTTACATATTCTTTAAAGCCAGGCAGCAGATGTGTGCTGTCTTTTGAATCCATATAGTTTAATAACCCTTGCCATTGACGCCATCCCTTAGGATTGTGTAGCCAAAAGTCATCGTCTTGTGTGTAGTTGTCCCATAGCCATTGCTTTAATTCTGCAAAACGGTTGTGTACGTCTTGTTTATCTTCTGCGGGCAACATAGTAATGTTTAAGAATGTAGGTATATGTACTAGATGTGCATTTACTAGTCCGCCGCCCATCATATTGCCATCAATTAACCCTACGTTTACTTTTTTGAAGTTGCTAGTAACTTTCCACTTGATAAAATCCGGTATAGTTTTTATATTGAATATTTGTACTGCTGTTGCTATACTGATATGTATATTATCAGGAGTGTCGTCTAGTAATCGTAATGTACTTTCTACATCTGTAAACTTTGTAGGAAAACGAATATACTCGTCACGTTCTTCATAACTGTCAATTGAAATAGCAAACTTAACTTTCTTAAACTTGCTCCAAAGTGCAATTAGTTCTTGATCAACTAATATACCGTTTGAGTTATAACGTAATAATATATTTTGCTCGTATCCTTGGCGTACAATTTCCTCTAAGAACGTTTTATGTTCACGAATCATTAAAGGTTCGCCACCGGCAAAATATACTTGCTTTAGGTTAGGAATCTGTGCATATAGTTCATCCCAGAACTCTTTGCGCTCGTGCCATTTATTATTAAACTCTTTTTTGTCCCAGCGCATTTGTTTCTTAACATCAGGGTCTTGCAGTACAGGAATAAGTTTCTGCCAATCACCTACCCACTTTGAACTGTCGTGTGGACTACACATTACGCATTTAATATTACAAGTATGTCCTAAACGTAAATCTAAATACTGCAAACGTTCGGGTACAGTACCATCTTGTTCAGTTTGGGAGATTAGTTCTTGTATATCAACGCCTTCGTCATTCATCCACGTAGCAGTTTCCCAAATACGTTTGCTAACAACGCCTTGTGCTTCTTCGTCAAAACATCCTTTACAACTTGCAGGTATCTCTCCACGTAGCATAGTTGTACGCACACTTTTCATATAATCATTATTAAATGCTTCTAGGGGAGTATTACGTGCAAAGTTAGCAGGACGACCATCTTCCATTTTAACAAGTCCTACTTCGTGATCTTCACCTGCACCACTAGCATTTGCTGTGCAGCATAAACGCATATCGCCATTTGGTCTAGTTGCTAAGTGTATCCAAGGAAGTACACAAAAGGTACAACTTGACTTAGATTCTAAATCACGTTGAAACTTTCCTAATCGTGTGTCTTCACTATCGTACCATTTCATTTCTTTTTGCCTATAATCATAAATCTTGTATATTTCTCTGTAGGATACTCGCCTGCCCAAATTACGTTAAGTCTAGACATACGTTTAAAGTCATCCAAATCTGCTGCACAATTAATATGTTCTTCTAACTCAAAGTAGTTATTACTTTGTAGTATAATTAATGCTTCGTCTGGTACTAGATTTAACCAACACTCATATGCACCGTTAGTAAGATGTTCGCAACTGGTGTTAATAACAATATCACCGTTACCATCATAATCGCTCATATCTGCGGTTACTGCTGTAAAACGTCCTTCCATTTCTTGACGCTTGTTTACTGTACTTGCAAGTTCTTGGCATGTAGGATCAATATCTACACTGGTAATGTGTTTAATAGGAATACCTGTGTTAAACAAAATACTAGACAATACTCCGTTCCAGCCGCCGTAAATTTCAATCTTTGCAGACTTGTGCCAAGTGCCGCACATTTCTTCTAGTCGTTCCGCGAGCCAGACCTTGCTGCGAAGTTGACCTTTCCAGAACGATTCTAATGTACGATATCTATCATCACTGTTGCGAATAGCATCCATCCAAAACATTACATCTTCAATTTCAACTTTCAAATTGTGCTCCTAGTTTATCGAAAATACCGCATTGCTTACTACATTCTTGTAGAGGCTTATCTGTCCAAGTATTTTCAATATGTGTAAAATAATTAGATTCAAATATATCCTTTAAACTTTGTTTGTTTAAATTAGGAAACACTTCAATCTGCTCCATATAATCAATTCTTGATTCTTGAGAGGGTAATATCCAACCAAAATCTAACCAACAACACGGACTTACTGTTCCGTTTGCACCTACGTATATCTGTGATTGTTTCTTAGCTTTACATACAATTGTAGGAGAAACTGCCTGTTGTGCTTGTTCAACTAATGGTATCATGTTTTTACTTTTACTAGTAGGCTCTAAATAATGAGTAGGTTTGCCATTATCATCTAGCACTGCCCATTTGTCATTTTTAAATCTACTAGTATGCTTTACTGTAAAATTATTAAATTTCATTTCGTTTGCAATAGTACGACATTCTTCAATTTGATGTTCGTTATGTTTAAAGACTAACATGGCCCACTCTGCATTACCGCCATTGTCGATAAAAGATTTTGCATTTTCAATAATCTTGTGCCAATCTGTAGATACTCTATATAAATGATGTGTATCTGCAAGACCATCAATGCCGAATGTTACATCTATATTTAAGTATGCAAGATCATGCCACCATCTTTTACTTCGTGCGCCGCCATTAGTATGCATACTAAGTCTTATATTAGTGTTGTTCTCTCTAAGATATTTAAAGATTTCAAGAGTGTCCTCAGCGATAATAGGATCTCCTAAATTGCCGCACATAAACAATCTATCCAATTGTTTTACAAAACTTACAGGGAACCATTGCTGAAATTGTTCTAATGTAATTTCATCTAGCGTTATCAAAGGATTTAGCATGCCGCCACTAATACGTCTAGGACACATAGGACAACGTGCCTGACACTTACTTGTAACTTCTAAATGTATTTCTTTTATATCTGTATAATTATACATTCTTTACCTTTGGTATTTTGCTGTCTGCACTACTAACACAACTTGACGTAATACACTTACGTGGTGCTTTAAACAGCTCAAATCCGCCGTCTAACGTGCCTAAGGGTTCATCATGGCAACTATAGCTGCGCTTAACTTCGTTCTCTCTTATAACGCATCCTTGATATCCTGCATTACAAGTCCAACCTTCAAACTTATTAAATCCAAACGCATTAAAGCGTTCTGCCTGATCTAACTCGTACTCTTTTCCGTCTTTGTCATAGAGGGCGATTTGTGCAATTTGCTCTCCTTGCCATTGCTGTGGGAATCCTTGCTGCATTCTTGCCACTTGTTCTTTTGAATATCCATGTACCACGTAACTGGCGGTAGGATCGGACTGTGGCTTAAGAGTGACATTGATACCTCTGGCGGCAAATCGTTCCAAGCGTTCGTAAAGGTCTTCAAACATTTCCGGAACCATAACTTGATTAATTGTAACATGGGTTCCTCCTTTCATTAGTTGGAGACATTTATCTCCAAATTCTTGTTCATTAGCAAATTCTGCGTGATAGCTAGCAGTAATGCTTCTACGCTGTAATTTACTTGTTGCGTCTAACCACCTGTTCCACCATTTACTGCCCGGACTAAGATTTGTGGTCATATGTATACTTTGGTACTCGGGTGCTGTATCGCTACAGTAATGATCTATGATCTCCCCAAAGTATTTATAAGCAGTAGGTTCGCCTCCACTAAAAGAGAAGTGAAAATCAGTGAAGTTATTTGCACGAGCCTGTGCTTTGATACTATCCATGGCCTTTAAGTAAATTTCTAGATTTTGGTGGTCAGGGGTACTAGATCTAGCGTATGGCCAGCAATAAGAGCAGTTATAATTACAAAATCTAGCCAGGATCCACGAAACTGTGAAAAGATGGCTCTTTAGGAGAGTCTTCTGGCCAAACTCAGTAATATTATCCCACGGTATGTTTTGAAAATTGTTCATGCAACCAATCAAAGTCGTTTATTAAGAAAATATCACTGCTGCTAGAAAAGCCAAACTCCATGCCAGCCCTAGCACCTGCCACTGCATATTCACCAAATGGTCTATCGTGTCCCACGGTTGTCCAAGTTTTAAGTCTTTCATTTGTCTCTTCCTCGTTTTGTCTGTCAATTGTTTTACTTGCTAATTTAGCACATTCTCTAAATGCACTTTTCCAAGTATTAAAAGGATCTACATTAAATGATGTAATATTAGATACTTCTGGCATTGCCTTAAAATACTGGCTAATACTTGTAGTCATATCAGTCTTTGTTAAATCCATCTCTAATGTAAGTTTTCTAGGAAGTAATTTTACACCACCGTACCCATACACTAAATCATTAACAGGATTTTTACTGCGCCATACATGCACAGTTTCTAAATCATAATCGTCTACTTTATGAGTAAAATTAAATTCTTCTAATACCGTTGCATCAGCATCAACTACCCAAAACATTTTAGTAAAACATTTTTTAGCTGCGGCAATGTGTGCTTGATGTATTCCTTTTACACCGTCTACACGCTTTGCTCTAGGAAATCGTGCTTTTAAATTTTGCCAATTATTTTCTGCTTCTGGTTCATTGTAACTTATAAAGACAATATCATACATGTTATTATTATACTACTTTTAAAATTATTTGTCAACTAAAATCTTTTAGACTAAAGTTTGTACCTAGCATATGATAAGGAGTTGCTGTTTTATCATTTGACCAAACAAGTACTTCCGGATCGTCATAAAGAAAATCGCAATTCTTACAATAGTCTATACTATCAAAATCTTTCATTTCGTGTGCTTTACGAAGTTTGTTATATTCGTCTCCGTACCATATTTCTTCTATGGTTTGATTTTGCACATGTCCTAGCACACTTTTGCTTTCGTTAGGAGGACCCATTGTTTGACAGCAAGGCGTAACTGCACCTTTTAATCCTCCGTTACCTCCACTACGTATTGTAATTTCAGGAGCAAACGGGCGGCCGCAAGTTCTGCGTTTGCTAGGATCACGTAAATATAAAGGCTGATAGTTTCCGCTCCAGTTATGCATTTTCCATATGTAGCCTATGCTACCAGTAGGACCAATAAAATTATTTCTGTATTGTTCTACTTCATAGTCTACTTGATTGTTATCAAGTATTAAATGATAACTGCTTATTACACAATTACTGTTAGATTCTTTGATGTATTCTTTTGCTTTTATTACATTAGTTTTAAGAAGTTCAAAGTTATCTACTGCCATCCATTCTTTATACTTTTCTTTGTTATACCCTATACAACTAAATCTAGCAAAACTTAGGCCTGCATCAACACAATCTTGCATGAAGTGCCCACTAAAGAAACTACCATTACTATACATAAAACTAGGAAAGCCTCGCTTAGTGCATTGTTCGATATATAAAGGCAGGTCTTTTGCCATAGTAGGTTCCCCTGATCCTTCAAGGTTGATTACTGGCTTGCCTGGTAGTTGATCTAATATGTTAATAAACATATCTAAAGGCATTTTGCGTGTCCAGTCTTTACCCCTGCCGGTAGTTTGTGGACACATTTGACATTTATAATTGCAGCCGCCAAACACTTCTACTACTGCACGTTCTAAATTAGGTACGCTCAATTTTTACTCCGTAATTGTTAAATGTATCAAAGCTAGGTACTAGACATAATGCTTGAATCTGTTGCTTTAAACTTGTTGAATCTTTTATAGTAATATTAATAGTATTTCTATACTTTCTAGGAACAGTGTATCCAAACTCAGTTAAATCAAAATTAGCAACTAGGTTAGTTTTTGCAAAAAACTTTTTTAATTTTAAATAATATCGATGTACTTCATTAATAATAGTATCATTTTTATTAAAATGTACATGGGGTATAAGACTGCCTTGGTCTGCTACTACGCACAAGTACATTTCATATTGCTTAAAATAACTTTTAAGTTCAGTATAATTTAAAAATACTCTATCGAAATTTAATTCGATTCCTCCTGTGTTAAATGCTAAAATTTCCAAAGGTCCTGTATGAAATAAATCTATAATTTTTTGTCGAGAGCCGCCTGGATGTATTACCCATTTGTTTTCTCTAATATCCCAATGCACTCCTAACGGGTTTTTGAAAGACTGATTTGTAATATAATCCTTTGTTAACCATACTAATTTACAATAGTTCTCAATAGGAACTTTATATTCGCTTTTGTATTGTTCAAAATTATCTACAGAAATATTATCCCAATTAATACTAGTAAACAGTCCGATTGTTAGAAATTCTTTAATTTCATTCTTAATATTTCCTACTGTATCATACGATAGCATATCTTTATTAACTGTTGCTAACCCTAAATATTCATTTTGATGCTTGTAGTTAAAAAACAATCTTTCATGTGAGTCTGAATTTGGAAGATGTTTAATAATCATGCTTGGCCCCATTTGCTCCACATATCTGTTAGTAACTTAATATAGGATGCGTCTGCATGTCTAAAGTCATACTCTATACGTTTTTTATTAAATTCAATGCTGTAAAAATCTGTATATTCTTTAAAAAAATCGATAGCTTCGTTAAATGGCATATTTTGTATTCGGCCAACAGGTGCATAACCTAATGCAAGTTGTTCATCTTTAGGATCTACTCCTTTAGACTCTAACCAAGTTGTAAACTTATCATCAGATGGTAATTCGTATCCTGTACCAAAGTAACAATTAAACTCTCCACTAATCACACGATGTTCTGATATGCCGTCTGCTGTTACTACATCGTCATTGTCTAGATATGCTTCATACCAAGTTTTACCAGTTTGTGCATAATGCAAATATACTAATCCGTCATCAACTTCTTTAACAAAGTCTTTTTTAAACGCCGGGTCTAATTCTATACGCTCAGTTACTCCAAGTAAGTTATAATAAAAGTAACCATTTGTATACCCGTCATCTCGAATGTTTTCAGTTTCGTACCATGCTTCTAATTCATGGCAGCAATGATTTAAATAACAAATAGCAAGTCTAGTATCGCCGTTAGCAGTTGTTAATTCACTACCTGGATTCCATAATTGTCCTTGCATTACTTCAAAATGATGATGTAAAATATTTAATAATTCTTGATCATACCTAGTGCGAAGAGGTCCAAAATTTTCTACTATTTTATACTTACTATAATAGTTAATTGTTGCAATACTTCTATCAAGGTCATTGCAAATATGATCTACAGTTCTATAGTTATTATGAAATCCTAATAGGCTAAAATTCTTTTGAAATATTTTTCGATTATGTGTTGCTAGCAGATAGTCAAGTTGACTTAACCAGACGTTTGCTACTTCACTGTTGTCTGGTTTTATATTAATATATTTAATATCATTATTTGTATTTCTAAACCCAAGCTCTATCATTAAATGCCTTTATAACTTGCTCTGCATGTGCTGCTTGAGACTTTGGTCCAGGGTGCATTTTATCTCTTGCACATTTATCATCAATATTAGGAAAAGGATTAACTGTATGGTTAGGAAACATTAATTTGCATAATTCATTTAATGGATGATCCCATGATGATAATACTATCTTTATATTGTTTGCTTTTGCTATGTCGCTTATCCAATTAACATATGTTATTGCTTGATTAATAAAAAAATCTTCATCAACAGATGTAAACAGTTGATTTAATTTTTCATAATCATGATGAGGCCAATACGGAATAATATTAATTATTTCCCCTTGAGGAGTTAAATGCATTTGACGCGACCAAGCAGGTAATGTAAATACTGCATAGTCAAAATCAATTACTTGAGCTGCTGCTGCAAATGTTCTTACAGTTCTTTCTAATCCTGCGCCACCCATTCCTACATTTATAGGATTCATGTCTAATGCTTCGCTAATAATATTAACAAACATATCGTCATTATGAATACCTTCACCGAATGTAAAGCTGCAACCAAAAAAACCAATTGTTTCTTTTTTAGAGTTTAAGTCCCATTCGTTCCTAAAGTTGTATTCATTAATGTAATACTTCCAATCTGTTTTAGGATCTAACAATTCTTCTTCCGCTTGATTACATGCTAATAATTCAAACCCTTGTTTAACAAAAGAAAGTTTTTGTTTAAACACTTGATGTGTTTTGCCGAATACACGGAGGTCACTAACTGACTTTATATTAGAAGGTGAAGTTCTAAGATATGGTACAAAGTCAGTTCCTCTAGCCATTGTTTAACTCCGGATTTAATTTGAATACATCTGTATCGCGAATGTCATCAATTTGTTTTGATTTCCATTTAAACTGTTTCCATAAATGACTATTATCATGTTGGTACATAAAGTCTATAATGTTCTGCCAACCACTAAACGGTATGCCTGTATCAGCTTCTAACTTCTTACCATACTTTGTTATTTTATCTGCTGCTTGTTCTTTTAATAATTCTGGCAACACTGTAATACTGTAGTAATCAGGTGTAAACAACGGATTTAAATGAAACCTATCTACCCAATAATTTTCCATGTAAAACCCTCGTCGAGGATGTACGCTTTCTAATGGCATTAAATCGTTCTTATGCAATTCTGCGTGTAACTCTGTAAGTCTAAATATATTAAGGATACTAACAGTTGGATGAAACCAGTAGTCTACTACACCGCTAGATCTAATCTTTTTAAGGTTTTCTAAAGTACTATCCCATTTTCCTTTATATCTAATATGTTCAAACGCATCTCCGGCACCATCAATGCTTATACTTAAATGAACATAATTAAATTTCTTCCAGTAATCTAAGATATTCTCTTTTCCTTTACCTAATGTGGTACCGTTTGTACTATAGCGTAAATCAATATCATACTTTTCTTTTTCATCAAGCATTTTAAGAATACGCCAATGCTCGGGCATAATCAAAGGTTCACCGCCTGCAAAGTGTATTTCTTTCATTGTTTCAAGATTTTCTTCAATGTCTTCCCAGAATACGTTTGCTTCTTTTAGATCAATAAGTTTTGTGTCACTGTACTTGTCTGCACCAGGATGTAGCTTTTGAAAATCGTTTGCCCATTGTGTACTGAACAGAGGCGAGCACGTTGTACATGCAAGATTGCAGTAATTACTAAAACGGAAGTCCCAATACTTTAATTGTAATTCTGGTATACTGCCATCGTCTGCTGTGCTAGCAATTAGATCTTTAGTTTCATCAAACCACTTACTGTTTAACCCAGTTCGCATTGTGTTTAAATTGTTCTGCTGTTTTGATACACAACGTTCACACGCACTAGGCAATGGCTTACCGTCTAGCATATCTTTACGCATCTTCTTTGCTCGATCGCTATTAACTACGTCAATTAGTTTTTGATGCTTAACATTACCAAAGCTATTTTCTTCACGCAAAGGAGTCTGACAACACGCAAACGATCTGCCATCGTTAATAACATGCAAGTGCATCCAAGGCGCTACGCAAAATTCGGGACTATTTTTTAAATCATCATTCATATTTCATCTCACTAAAAAGTTTTTCAAACTTACGTTGATGTTTCATATTAAAAAACTTTTGCTTGTTTCTATCCATAAACGGAATCAATTCTTCTACTTTATCTTTTATTTCTTG